CCAGTTGTCCGAGCGCCAACTCAAGACCCTCGATACCGAGTATGTGGCCAAGGTGGCGGGCAAGCTCACCGTGGTCCCCGAATCCGACGCACGGACGGCCGTGGTTCTGGATGCATCGCCGCTGTTCGCAGCGGTCCCTGAGACGCCCGCGATCCCCGCGTGGCTCTCGTAACGTAAACGGAGTAAATCATGGAAATTCCAGTCATCTTTTTGTCGGATGTTAGATTAAGTTTTCCACACCTCGTCGAGCCCCAGAAGCAGCGCAACGAGGTCACCGGCAAAGAGCGCATCAGCTACAACGCCGAGTTGATCCTGCCCCAGACGCACCCGGGCTGGCAGAAGACCATGGAGGTCTATGGCAAGATGATGGTGGGCACCTTCGCCGAACACGCCAGCACCGTGATGCAGATGATCCAGAACGATCGCAAACTGCGCGGGTTTGGCGTCGGCACCGAGAAGATCAACAAGAAAACCTTCAAGCCCTATGACGGGTACGAGAACGGCATGATGTTCATCACCGCGGGTTCCGAGCGCCAGCCCCAGATCATCCAGGGTGATGGGACACCTGTGGACCCCATGAACACGATGGCCGTGCAGCAGTTGGCTCGCAAGCTCTACGGTGGGTGCAGGGTCAACGCCGCGGTCAAGCCGTGGGTGCAGAAGAACCATCATGGCAACGGGTTCCGGTTCGATCTCGTCGCGGTGCAGTTCTTCAAGGACGATACCCCGTTCGGCGAGGGCGTCGTGGACGCATCGGGGCTGTTCGGCGCGGTGCAGCAGGCCGCAGGCCCCAGCGCGTCAGGCGCCGCGATGCCATGGTTGCTGAGTCCGAGCTTTAACCCGAATCCGGCTCCCCCGATGCCCGCTGCACCGTTCGGTGCGCCCACGCTGCCCTCGTTCCTCGGGGGTTGATCCATCGTGCGGTGCAACAAGTGCGCCGCCGAGTCCGAGGTTCTTGAAACCCGCAAGAGCGCACCGTGGGTGCGTCGGACTCGGCTCTGCTTCAATGGTCACAAGTTCGTGACCTACGAGGTCTACACGGGCAACATTGACAGAGGAACCCGTGACGCCACAGTGCGAGGTCTCCAGATGATGTCGCTGGCAAACCAACGCAAGATCAGAGTCAAGAATGGTGCTGCGAAAACAGCGACTCAGTTGGCAAAGGAACTCGGAGTCACTGAGGCTCGGGTTCGTCAGATACGTAAGGAGTTATTGTGAGTCCCGATGAGATCAACAAGAGCCATGGGAAGGTTGTCTATCGTTGCCGCGTGTGCCGAGTCGAGTCGGGACTCGTGTGGTTCAACGGTACATCTTGTCCCGTCTGCTTGAAACCCGAGTGTGCCAAGGAACTATGGCGTGAGTGGGATGGGGCAATAGCGGCGATGAGTGAGGAAGACCCATACCTATGACCCACGACATCATATGGGACTGCGAGACGTACCCCAACGTCTTCACGATCAGTGCCCACCACGCGCACCTGCCGATCGAGTGGTCGTTCGAGATCAGTGACTGGCGCAATGACTCCGGGGCCATCATCCAGTGGGTTCATTGGCTCAAGTCCGTGGGCGCCCGGATGGTCGGGTTCAACAACATCGGCTTCGACTACCCGATCCTGCACGCCTTGTGTCGCATGGGTCAGGCCAATGCCCGGACCCTGTACGACAAGGCGATGGCGATCATCGAGTCGCAGGATGACAACCGCTGGATGCACATGGTCAAGCCCACCGACCGCCTGGTGGACCAACTCGACCTGTTCCTGATCCACCACTTCGACAACCGTGCCCGCTCGACCAGCCTCAAGGTGCTGGAGTTCAACATGCGCTCGGACAACATCAGCGACCTACCCTACCCCGTGGGCACCGCGCTCACACAGGACCAGGTGGCCGTGCTCAAGACCTACAACCGGCATGACGTGCTGCAGACGATCCAGTTCTACCACCACAGCACCGAGAGCATCCGGTTCCGTGAAGAACTGACCGCACGCTATCAGCGCGACTTCATGAACCACAACGACACGAAGATCGGCAAGGACTACTTCGTCATGGAGTTGGAGGCGGCCGGGGTCCAGTGTTACGACTACGGGCCGCAGGGTCGCCAGCCCCGGCAGACCCGGCGCCCGATCATCGCGCTCAAGGATGCCATTCTGCCGTGGATCGGGTTCCAGGAGCCCGAGTTCCAACGGGTGCTGGAGTGGCTCAAGGAGCAGACGATCACCGAGACCAAGGGGGTGTTCAAGGACGTGGTGGCGCGGGTCAATGGGTTTGACTTCGTGTTCGGTCTGGGTGGCATCCACGGGAGCGTGGAGAACGAGATTCTGGAGTCCGACGATGACTCCGTAATCGTGGATCTGGACGTGACCAGTTACTACCCCACGCTGGCCATCGCCAACGGGTTCTATCCGCAGCACCTGGGGCAGTCGTTCGTCGACATCTACTCGCACCTGTTCGAACAGCGCAAGTCCTACCCCAAGGGATCACCCGAGAACGCGATGCTCAAGCTCGCGCTCAACGGTGTGTATGGCGACAGCAACAATGTGTTCTCGGTGTTCTATGACCCGCTGTTCACGATGTCCGTGACTCTCAACGGTCAACTGCTGCTGTGCGGCCTTGCAGAAGCGGCCATGGGGCATGTGCCCGGGCTCAGGATGATCCAGTGCAACACAGACGGCATGACGGTGATCGTGCCACGGGAAAGCCGACTGAGGCTCAAGCAGGTATGCGAGTGGTGGGAGAAGTTGACCAAGTTGACCTTGGAGCAGGTCAACTACAGGCGCATGTGCATTCGGGACGTGAACAACTACCTCGGGCAGTACGAGAACGGCAAGGTCAAGCGCAAGGGTGCCTACGAGTACGAGATGGAGTGGCACCAGAATCACAGCGCCCTGGTAGTCCCGAAGGTGGCCGAGAAGGTGTTACTCGAAGGCGCCCCGATTCGTGAGACCGTGGAGAACTGGCCCGACCTGTACGACTTCATGCTCAGGGTCAAGGTGCCGAGGTCCAGTTCGCTGGTGATCGAGTACCGCGAGCAGTGGGGCGACACACAGTTCCCGCTGCAGAACACCACCCGATACCTGATTACGAAGGACGGGGGTCACCTGTTCAAGCAGATGCCGCCCCTCAAGGGCAAGGAACTCTGGCGCCAGATAGGCGTGGAGGCCGGGTGGAAAGTGACCCCGTGCAACGACGTGTCCGAGGCTCGGGGTGCTCAGATTGACTTCGACTACTACGTGCAGGAAGTCGAGAAACTTGTGAATGGATTGTCATGACTCTGCATACGAAAGACATCACTGATGAGATGGTGTGTCGTGCCTACGAACGTGCCGAGAAGCAGCGGGGGAATGGACGCGCGTGGAGAGACTACGACTACCCATACACCACACTGGAACGTGAAACTGGTGCGTGTTTCAAGGTCTGCTACCGAGCTATGGAGCGTGCGGCCAACCGAGGGTTTATCGATTATGGCATGAGCCTGAGAACCGGGTGGCTCACCGACAAGGGTAAGGAACTCATCAGATGAACCCCCTTGACAAACAGGTGGCCGGCGACCACTACAAGAAACTCAAGATTCAGCCGATTGAGTACATCCACGCCAACAACATTCCTTTTGCCGAGGGGTGTGCAATCAAGTACCTGACCCGCTGGCGCGACAAGGGCGGGATTGCGGACCTTGAGAAGGCGAAGCACTTCATCGAGTTGTTGATCGAACTGGAGAATAAGAGTGACCAAGCCCCAACTCGAAAAGCAGATTGAGCGCAACGTCTGCGACTACGCCCACGACGCCGGGATGCTGGTCTACAAGTTCACCAGCCCCGCACGCGCCGCGGTCCCCGATCGCATGTTCGTGACCCCCAAGGGCACGGTGTTCTTCATCGAATTTAAGCGCGAGGGGGTCAAGCCCACGCCCCAGCAGACCCGTGAGCACGACAGGCTCAGGGGTCACAAGGTTGCGGTGTTCGTGGTGGACTCGGTGGACGCTGGCCGACTCGTCGTGAACCTGATGCGGGATCAGTGATGTTGACCCCCGACCTCCTGCACGACTATCAGAAAAGTATGGTCAACTTCCAATGCAGCAAGCCCGAGACAATGATGTGGGCTGACATGGGTTTGGGTAAGTCCATTGTCACCCTGACCAGCATCGCGCACCTGTTGGCCTGCAGCTTCCTGCGCGGTGTGGTCATCGTAGCCCCGATCCGGGTTATCCGACTGGTCTGGAGACAAGAGGCCCTGAAGTGGTCCCACACCAAGCACCTGACGTTCTCGATGCTCACGGGCACCAAGGACCAGAGGACCCGGGCGCTACTGAGGCCGGCCAACATTTTTCTGATCAACTACGAGAACCTCGGTTGGCTCGCCGAGGTTCTGCAGACATACTTCATCAGCAAGGACCGTCCCATACCATTCGACGGGGTGGTGTGGGACGAGATCAGCAAGTGCAAGAACAGCACGACGGATGCGTGCGTTCATCTGGTCGTACAGGTCCAGGGACCAGTTGAGCCCGTACCA